ACACCTACAAGTCGAAGCACCAACAAGCGATCATCGTGGAAGCACGGCGGACGGCTCGGCATTTTTTGAAAAGCCGGTCGTATCAGCAAATCTGTTCCATCTTTCCACGGCTCCCTGCGGACAAAATCAAAGATGCGGCATTTCACCCGGGGAAGTATCCGCAAATCATCAAGATGCTTCGCGAAAGGAAAAAGAGATGAACTGGCAAGGTATGATTGTAATGCCTTCCAATAACTCGGGCATCCAAATCGGATACCTTGCCGGAAAATTTCAAAACCGAATCGGCTGGCTGCTATCTCCAGATGGTTGGCGGCAGCCTCCAACTTGGATGCCATACGCTTTAGACAATGGAGCGTATGGGGCGTGGTCAAATGATCGCGAGTGGGATGCAGAGGCTTTTCTTAAGTTGATTGAGAAATCAAAATCTGCACACAAGCCGCGCTGGGTGGTGGTTCCCGATGTGGTAGCAGACAGGGAGTCAACGATCATCCGCTGGCATGAATGGATGCCGCAACTACGAGATCGCCTGCACGGGGTATGCTTTGCGTTTGCCGTCCAAGACGGAATGACCCCAAACGATGTGCCGGACGAAGCAGATGTAATTTTTGTAGGAGGCACAACCGAGTGGAAATGGAAGCACCTACACACTTGGGCAAATAACTTTCCCCGCGTCCATGTGGGACGGGTGAACTCCGAGCGACTCCTTTGGATGTGCCATGAAGCGGGAGTAGAATCCTGCGATGGCACAGGCTGGATGCGCGGAGGAGAAGACCGTTTGTAAGAACTCCACCGATATCTGGAACAATCAACCGGCGGCGACCGCCGTCCTCAACTTCAATTCACACTATGAATAAACAAGACAGACTCAACGCAACTTTTCGCCTGTGGAAAGACTTTTCTTTCGAGGCGGCACATCAACTTACCAAGGTTCCCGTGGGGCATCAATGCGGAAGACTTCACGGGCATAGCTACAAGCTTCGCGTCCATTGCCAAGGCAAGCTCAACCCCGCTCGAGATTGGGTGGTGGATTACGCCGACATTGCCGCCGCCGTGCGTCCGATAGTGCAGAAACTAGACCATTCGTTTCTCAATGATCAGTTCGATTTTGAAACAACAGCAGAAAATCTTGTGTGGTGGTTTGCAAATGAACTTACAGGGAAACTACCAAGTATTTGTGCCGTGGAATTATACGAAACACCAACAACATCTGTTTTATTTGAAATTGAATGAACTGGACGCATGAACAACTCCGAAAACTCGGCTACCGGCAAAATCCCGACGGCAGCTTCAGTCACTCTTCAACTGCGCGGCTACCTCACCCCCAGCCTCAACCGGCTCCTCGGCCAGCATTGGTCGCTCCTGCAAAAAGAGAAAGTCCGCGCCAAGCTCGCACTACTCTCATCATTACGAGACGCTCATGCTCGCTCCTCGACGCCGACAATTTCGCAGGCGGTTGCAAGCCTCTTATTGACCAGTTGCGCTATGCCAAGCTCATCGAAGACGACGACCCCGAAACCATCGAAATTCTCTTCCGGCAAGTCAAAGTCAAAACGAAGGCCGAAGAAATGACCCACATCGAAATAACAACCACAGGGGGAGTATGAGGGGGAGATTCCCAATACTTGTCAAGATCAATTTTGACTGATACCATCAACTCTATGAAATTGAACCCGAAACAAGAGGCGTTTTGCCAAGGGGTCGCGAGCGGTCTCTCGCTTACTCAAGCCTACATCCGCGCCGGTTACTCGGAAAAGGGAGCCGGACAGGGCGGCGAGCGTTTGTTGAAAAATGTTGAAATCAGCCAACGAGTGAACGAACTCCGCGCCAAATCCGAGGCCAAGCTCAACTACAAACGCGAGACCTACCTCGAAACACTCCGCGAGCGGTTCATGGAAATGCCGCCGGAATCGGCGACCTGCGCCAAGTATGGCGAGATGCTCGCGAAGGCGATGGGATGGAACGAACCCGAGAAGATCGAGGTCGCCGGGGCCATGGACATCAACATCCGCATCGGTGGCCATTAACATCGACATCATCCCGCGACCGCAACTCGCGAGCTACCTGCACCGCAAGGAACGCTGGTCGGTGATGGTGCTGCACCGGCGTGCCGGGAAATCATTTGTTTGCATCCAAGATTTGATTGCCAAGGCGCTCTCGCATCGCCGCAGCGGACCGCCGCTCCGCTACGCCTATGTGGCTCCCACCCGCGAGCAGGCGAAGGACATCGCTTGGAAATACCTTGTCCAGTTCACCTCGCAAATCCCCGGCGTGGTCATCAACAAGGCCGATCTCGCGATCACCTTCCACAACGAGGCCACGATCCGGCTTTACTCGGGCGAAGCCTACGAGCGCCTGCGCGGAATCTATCTCGATGGAGTCGTGATGGACGAGGCGGCGGATCTCGACCCGGCAGCGTGGGACAATGTCATCCGTCCCACACTCACCGACTACCAAGGCTGGGCGACATGGGTGGGAACGCCGAAAGGTCGAAACATCTTCTGGAAGATGTGGAACCGGGCGTGTGCGGACAGCGAGTGGTTCACGCTCATGCTCAAGGCGAGCGAGAGTCACATCATCCCCGAGGAGGAACTCACCGACATCCGGCGTGGCACCACGGAGAACGCCTTTGCACAGGAATACGAATGCTCGTTCAACATCGGTCGCCCGGGCGCGATCTATGTTCGCTCACTCGAAAAGGCCCGCGCAGAGAAGCGGGTCACCAACGACATTCTGTGGTTCAAGGAACTGCCGGTCTACACCTCATGGGATGTGGGCGCTCCGCTGAATCAGAAGGTCTGGATATGGCAGATGGTCGGCGACCGCATCAACTATCTGGAATCCCTCTCTGGGTCCGACGAGTGCAAGACCCCAGCGGACTGGGCTGCACGACTCAAGGATCGCCAATATGCCTACGGGGGGCATTACATCCCGCACGATGCCGCAGCGGAAGTGGGAGGACTCTGGCAGGAGGCGCTCGCTCGCAGCGGACTGACCGGCGTGGTGCCGGTGCCACGGCAGAACTCGGTATGGGATGGCATCAACCTCGCCAACGATGCGTTCCCTCGCATCTCGATGAACGAGGCCGGATGTGCTGATGGTATCGAGGCGCTTGACGCCTACCACAGCAAAGAGGAGCGCGATGGCGTCACCATCAAGGATGTGCCGGTGCATGATTGGTCATCGCATTTCGCCGATGCGTTCAGTCTCTCGCACCAGGCTATCAAGCGCGGGATGGTCATCGACCGCTCCGCGATCCCTCGGAAAGCCGAGCGCCACGAAGCAACCAGAGTCATGGCAGGATTCCGAGGTGGTGGATTCGGAAAGGTGCGGCGGTGAATCGCGAACTGGAACTCCAAATCCTCGATCTCTACCGGCGCTACCCGCAGCCGCGATCCTTCTCCGAGGAGGTAGAATTGACAGCATGGAATGGGGTGGTCGTGAACACCGAGGACTTCTTCCTTCTGGCCCGCCCGGTGGATATTCACGACCCCGAGGAACGCTGGCGCGATGCCGCCCACACATACCACAGGTTGTGTCAGAACTGCTGGCTGATCACTATATATAGTGGTATCAGTCAAAATAACCCTTGCAACTTCGCCCCGTATACACTTCCCTTCATCGCATGGAGTCGGCGAGACCGCCCGCTCCGGATTTACGAAACCTCGAAACTCCAAACGCGATGCGACTTACTGACCACCAAGAAAACCCCATCCTCTCTCCCTGCCTAGCTTGGTTCGGAGGGGGAAGACGCGCCCCAAAGTCACAACCAATAAATATTCCGCCACCACCACCACCGCCCCCACCGCCCGACCCACCGCCACCGCCAGCAGTAGTCGATATGCAATCCGGAGAGGAAGCCATGGCAAGTGAAGCCGCACGGCGTAAAGGCACAAGGAAATCCATTCTCGCCGGGGAATCCTCGCAGACTCCCGTGACGACCGGCTACTCGACCCTCGGTTGATTCAGTTTTGACTGATACCAAATGACCGGAAAAAATCCCGAACTCGCCGACAAGGTTCTCCAGCGCCATGCGGAACTCGTTCATCAGCGGGCGACATGGGAATCTCTCTGGGAGGACATCGCGAAGTATGTGATGCCCCGGAAGGCGACGATGTTCACGCAGACGACCTCGCCATCCACCGAAGACGAGGCGCAACTCTTCGACGCCACCGCCGTGCGGGCAAACATGATTCTGGCCAATGGCCAACTCAGTTGGATGACGCCGCTCGAAAGCCGGTGGTTCTCGCTGGAGCCGCCGAAGGCGATGGAAAGCGAGGACGAGATCGAGCAATGGTTCAAGCGTTGCACCGAGGTCATGCAGGCCGAACTCAGCCGGTCGAA